TTAGCAATACCGTGACGCAAAAATAGGGCAAGCAAGCTTGTAATTACCACGTTTACCGCAGAACCAAGTTCCAAGTCGCCGGTGAAATAACCAGCGATGCCGCCCAGCGCACCCGTGATAGCCGTCCAAGTCGTTTTTGATTTTAGCATTTTTTAATCCTTTTTTGGTTCGTGTTCAGTCTTGTCAATCGCTCCAAGCTTCAATTCCACCTCGGGTTTATCTTTGCCCAATGACAGAACCAGACTAGGGAACGGCACCTCCACCGCGAGGTAGGGTATTTTGAAATTCACCCCATCTGGCGAAATACCGGCATCAGGCAAAACGCCCGCCTTCTCCCCCAAACAAAGTGAAGGCAGCGGCCATGCTAGTTTCTGGCCAAACAGGGTGAAACTTGGCTTTGGCTTCCAACTTGCGCCAAATAAATTACCCGCCTTGGCGTTCCCTGCACATAGCAGAAACACCCCGATTATCAGTAGTCTTGTTTTCATTTCTTATTCAGTAGTTCCTTAATCTTCAAAATGATATACACCAAACTCGCCCCTGAAATTCCGACCTTCAACAACAGATCAATGTCCACGAGCCAGTTCCCCAAACCCGTGGCGCTTGCGAATGCAACTTTGAGATCATCCAAATTCATTCAGCCGATTCTTCTTCGGCCTTTGGTGCCGCCTTCTTTTTGGCAGCTTTCTTTTTTGGTGCTGGGGCTGGTGCTTCCTCTACTGGGGCACGATCCAAGCCCAACTGTTTCAGGGCCAAATCAATGATGTAATCCGCATCGCTTGCCGCAGCGCCGGGAACCCAGTTTGTCCAAGTTTCGCCCACCACATTAAGCAACGTGCTGACCAAAGGGTTTGGCCCCCAAGTTGTAACTCCCTGCGAGTCTGTATATTTGCCAAACCCAGCTACGCTGAATTGCAGCCCAAGTGGACTCTCTTGAACGCCGTTTACTTTAACGACGACCTTGCTCACATTAAGTGATTTCTCGTTAGGTATTGTATTTACTTCGTACATGATTTTTTTAGTTTTATTCTGCTGTGTCTTTCCAAGCTACTTTCTCCACGACCGTCTCGGGCCGAACCACTACCATCTCGCTGGTTTCCTCCACCGCTTCAACGGCTGGGCTAACCTCGTAAGATTCCATCACCGGCACTTCGTGTTCGCCAATTTCTTCACCGTCTTCATTGTAGAGTTTATGCTTCGTGACTTGCGGAGTGCTGACCGTCTTGGTGACTGTCTCGGTCGTGGTCTTCTCAACGAACTTGCCGTCCACCTCGACGATTTCAGTCGTGGAAACTTCCTCCTCCACTTCGCTTTCAACAACCACTTGACGCTCGCCCATCACCGCATCAACGGCGGGTTGCGCTGGCGTCACGATTCGTTCCTCGGTGATTTCTGGATTCACTCGGCCGTCCGCAATCCACTTATCCCAATCCTCCAAGCTGCTGTCATAACAGTCCGCGCCTTCATACATATTGCGAAGCAGTTCGCGCCGGTAGAAATCCTCGCGCCCATCGACATACGCTTGCAAGTCATCGCCGTCCAAGTCTGCCGGTGCGGTGTGAACGAAGTTGCACTTGTCACCGTCTGCCTCAACGACAATCCAAATGTTTTGGAATGACTTGCCGCTCGGCTTTTCTGTATTGTTTATCGTGATTGCCATTGTCTTATCGAAGTTGAACGCCCGAATACCATAAATAAACCTCGTTGAATGTGTCGTTGCGCTCCCAAAGAATGTCACCATTGGAGTCACACGGAACCCAGCCGCTGTTTGCAACTCGACCGTTTGCGACTTGTGAATATGCCCAAATTCCACGGTTGCCGCTCGCTTTGTCGGCAAGTGCTAAATACTTCTCGGTGCTTGCGCAACTCCCCGCCATCGTCACATAAACAGCTTTTGCGCCTTTCGGAATTTTTCCCCCCGTGTCCGCCTCAGTATTTATTGCCGTGCTTGAAGAAATGCCGTCAAAGTCATCATAATTGTCAGAACTTTTCATCAGCTCTAACCAAACAATCTCCCCGCTCGGTGCGCTGTAATTCCCCTCGCCGATTGCGCTGCCGAATACAAGCATCGGTTGGCTGAAGTAGGCAGTTGCGCTGTTCACGTTGATGTGGAAAAAGAACCTTCCGTATGTTGCCGCTGCTGGGAAAGTTCGCGTCAGTTCCATCCAATGCCAGTTGCCGTCACCAGCGCAATAAGCCGCACTATGTTCATAACTTGACCCGTCATAGTTCCCAAGTCTCGCGTGGCTTGCCGTGCTTGTTTTAACCCACGCGCCAAGCGTCACGGTTCTGCCAGCAATTCGCTTTAGGAAAGTTGGGTCTTGTTCAACGGCTGCCGTGAGATAGTAAGACCTATCGGTTGCACCGTTTAAGGTTCGCAATGCGTAAAAGCTGCCGGTCTTGGTTGTGTCTGAATCTCCACCCGAACCGTTCCAATGTTCGCGGAAACAATCAAGCGTGCTGTCTTTACCGTGTGTGTCGGCAGCAAAACCATTCCCATCGTTCACGCACCCCGGCGTGACTTCTGTCAGTTTGAAGTTTTTGAATTTAACGTGTCCCGCACTTGAGAAATCTGTTGCGTCGAATAGCCCCACATAACCAGATGTGGTTGTCGAATCGGCTTCAACGACTAATGTGTGCGTGACAAAGCTGGCGGTAGTTGTGATTTCGGGAGAATAGGTATCCACCGACCCAGCTCGCGCCCAGATTTGAAACGTAGAAGTTACCGAGGCGTCTGAACCCGCTACATCAACCGATATTTTGTAGAGTTTTCCCGCCGTGTAGCTGACGGACGCGCCCTCCAGCGTCACGGTGGAGGAGGTTCCTGTTGCTGTGTAAGTATAATGGTCTGTATCAAACGCCAGCGTCATACGGGTTTTAGTCCAATCACCCGTGTCATCACTCGCGCAATCGTCCTCCTCAATCGTTGCAACATTCTCCAGCGTCGAGTTTGACCACACTCCGAAGCCGGAGTTGGTCAGCTCGTTCTTCAGCGGCCAACTGGGGTTGTAGACGGTTGTTAAGCCATCGGCTGCGATAGAAACACGCGCCACGCCAGAAGTGCCTAGATTCAACCTGTCTGCCTCCCGCTGCATCAACACAGCACCTTCGTCTGCCTCTATTCCAATGGCGAACCCCGACGTGTCTCCGATTGTTGTGGTGTCGTTTGAAACAACGATGAGACAATCACCAGAACCAGTTTCGTGAACTTGAAGATTTGAGGAGGCGGCGGCACTTGTTGCACCAATCGCCACGCTGCCACCCATCACCGACAATGTTTCATTGGCACTCATAGTGCCTACGGCTAGAGTGTTATCCAATCCCACTAGGATGCTTCGATAACCCGAAACCGTGGCCGAGGCGCAACTACCTATGAATCCAGACTCGTTGCCCGAAACCGTAACCGCTCCCGCTGGAGCGATTGCAAATGAATTTGAGCCGGTCAAAGTTCTTGTAGCCGATCCGACACTAAACGCTCCAGCCGCTTTAGCACCGTCTATTGATACGAGTCCAGCCGAGTCGATTCGCATTCTTTCAACCGCTGTGTTGACAGTCGTTCCAGATGACCCAGCAGGCGAAGTGGATAGCGTAATGAATGACGAACCCGTGCCACTACCATCGCCCGATTTTAGCAACAGATTAGTCCCCGGCTGATTGGTGTAGCTCGGTGAACTGGTTCCAGCGATTACCGCATTTCCCGCGCCTCCAATTGGGCCAACGTGAACCGTGCCAGCCGAGTCGATGACTAAACGAGTTGTGGGAACATCAGTTGCGCCCGTAGTGTCTCGCGTGGCAAAAATCAAGCTGCCTTTGGTGTTCCCAGCTTGGTCGGTAATATCTAGCCCCATCGCCACAAGCGGCGTGTTTGTTGCATTGTAGCCAAACCCAATTAAATGTTTTGCATTCAACGCATACGCATCCGTGCCATTTCCTCCAACCATTAAAGCGGGAGTCGCCAACGTGGTGAGTGTCGTGCCTTGCGACAATCGAGTCACGCCAGCCGAGTCGATTCTTGCCGTCTCGGTCGCGTTCGATTTGAAAATAACACTCCTAGACGCGCTGCCGCTTGAACCTCCGACTGTGATGTTTGCGCCGGTTGTCGAACTAGCATTGCCACCACAAACAACGATAGACGATGCGTCTGACGCTTCGTGATTGATTACGCCGCCACCAAGTTTCAAGCCGCCGCCGATTATCTCCCCATCTGCCGGTGTCGCCGCACTCGTTCCTATGCGAGCCGATTTGCTGTTCAACTGCTCAATAGGCGTGACTTGCACCACACCCGTTGCAGACGAAGTGCCGTCTGCCGCACCAGCGCGGTCTTGAACCATCAACGATTGGGTCGGGTTGGCGAACGCTAGGTCGTAGTCGCTGACCACGCCGATTTCGCGCACATACCAGTTGTCTATTGTTACGACATTGCTGGCGGACATACCGTCTAACTGCAAATAACCGGCAGCACCCGTAGGCGTTTGCGCGGTAAATTCCATTGTATAGTTTACCAAACTTGTCGTTAGATTTGCCGAATAGGAATTACTTACCCCGTCATTTAGTTTCAACCTCGCACCGCTTGAACCTCCAGTATATTTGGCATCGACCGTGAGTCGGTATTTTTTGCCGACTGTTAAATCTGTTGTGAGGTCGGAGGAGTCTTTGAGATAGTTGTACGCGCCAGTTGCGCTATTGACGTAAGTAATCGCGAGCGTGTTAGAAACATTGGCTATTGTGTTGCTTCCGTCTTTTACCCAACTGTAAGTCCCGCTTGTGAACACACTTGCCGCTGCGTCAACCAGCGAAGTCTGCGACCCATACTGGTCGGCAAACGGCACGGTCGCGTTCTCGTAGCTCGCCGTGACCTCCGCTTGGGTAAGCGTCTTGTTCCAGAATCTTGTGCGATACAGAGTGCCGTTGAAATTAGCCGAACCATCATAAGACGATGCTAGTTTAGCATCCGCGCAACTGTCTATTGCGTGGCTTGCGCTAATGGTCGCCGTGCCGACTTGATTGCCGTTGTCGTAAAGAATCGCCGCCGTGCCGTCTATAGTGACAACTAGGTGATGAACCTTTAAGTCATCAAGCGGCGTAACTCCGAAAGTTTTCCACGATGTATTATCGTAAACCGCAAGTTTAGCACCCGCTGCAACATCAGTCCCAATGATGAAACGCCCACCGTTCCCAAAATCAACCAAATATTTGTATGCCGAATCGGCCCAAGCATCAGCTTGAGCGATGAACTCCATCGAGAACTTGGTTCCCAAGTCGGGCGGCGATGCAATGTCGATGAGGCCAGCCGCACCGTCGAAGTGGAGGCCTTGGCCATCAGACGCATTTACCAGTTCGCGGATGATCTCACCGCCGCTGGTGGTTTTTGGGGTCGTTAAGGTTGCACTCATGTTGTCTGGTATTCCACTACTTGAACCGTGAAGCTACCCCCCCCGGCATACACTTTCATTGCTCCCACATATCCGTCAACCTTCAGAAAACCCCCATCTCCCCCAAGGCTTGAGGAAGGTGCAGACATTATGTAGTGAGCGTTGGATGAGGTGGGCGTGGTGGCATCAAGGCGAACATAGATTTCGTCTGTGCCGAGATTCTGTAAAGTAATTGAGGTACGGCTTGAGTTTGAGCTTATTGCTTGCTCTGCGGTCTGACTGACCCTGCCTGTACCCGCGCCTGTCGGCGTAACATTATTGCACCAAAGTGGATTTGCCATTGTCTTATTCCTTCCTAAAAAATTCGATTAAAGATGGAGGGAAGGGGAATGATAACCCCTCCCCCCCGGTTATTGTTGTTGTCAGCTTATTGGGTTGTAACCCGTGCTATGCTGATCGCAGAGGTGACTTTTACGTCACGGCTCCAATCAACAGCATAAATGTCTGATCTGCTGCTTTCGTCCCGGTACTCACGCACCGCCGTTACACCACCACGGCCACCAGCAAAGGTTTTCAATGCCGAAGGATCGTAGATGGTTGGGCTTGCACTACGCACAAAGATGTAAACATCGTCGCCATTCACGAATGATTGGCTGCGTGTTTTACCTT